ATCCTCGACCACAGCCTCACAACCTCAGAGTAGTCGTTGGGCTCACCACGCTTCGCCCACCCCATCATCAGCGCGTGGACTCTCTGCTCCAGAAGGCGTGGGGCGAAACCGTAGTTCTCCCCGTAACTGGCGGTGCGTGGGTTGGTCATCGGACTCCTCCCCAAACACTACCTATAGGGACGTTAGAGGACGGAAGGCACCGAGCCCGGCCCCCTTTCGGGAACCAGGCTCGCCGCCGTGTCGGGGAGGGGTTACCTCACCCGCTCAGATCAGCGCGTCACCGTGAGGCGTACCAACCCACGGGGGTTGTACGCGCCAATGCCGAGGTTTTCAAACACGGAGAAGCCGATCGTGCGGGCCTTCGGGTCGTCCGCCGAGAGGACCGTCAGCTCGGTGCGGACCGGGATCCGACCGAACATCTCGGGCTCGCAGCACACGTACACCGTCCCGACCGGAACGAGGCGGCTCGTGATGACCTGAGCGCCCCAGAGGGTCGCCTGGAGGCCGGTCTTGAGCAGCGTCGCCTGGCTCTCGATGTCCAGGATGTCGCGGCCGAACTTCCGGATGTCGCTGTAGTCCCGCGCGTTCATGTACACGCGAGCGACCCGGAGGTCGTGGCGCTCGATGAGCGAGAAGGCGTCGGCGAGAACCGCACCCGTGATGGGCGCGATGACCGGGATGTCCGGGTTCGTCCCGCCCGGGAGCGAGTCGAAGCCGTTGACCGCGATGGCGTCGAGAACCGCGAAGACGCGCTCGTCCTCGGCAGCCTGGATCATCGCGCGGGCCAGATCCTGGGACCGCTCGATCAGATCGAACCGGCGCTCCTTGATCTGGGTGAGCGGGATCTCCGGGTTCGAGGCGATCTCGAACAGCGGGAAGATCACGCGGCGGGGCTTGGTGATGGCGAGGATGTTCTCGCCTTCCTCGCCGACCACGTACGCGGTGACATCCGGATCCTTGTCGTAGATCGGAAGTGCCCCGTCCGGGAGCTGCTCCACGAGGAAGGTCTTGCGACCCACGCTCATGTAGTCGCGGCGAGTGCGGAGCGGCTGCGTCATGGACGCTGCGAGCTTGTTACGGCCCGAAGCGGTCTTGAGGTAGTCGCTGATGATCTTCTGCTTGACAGCGTTGTTGACGGCGATGGTCATTGTCTTGGCCTTTCTTCCGTCAGATGCGCTGGTCGAGCACGAGTTCGGTCATGGCCGAATCGGGGACCATCTTGAGAATGCCCAGCGTCTGGGACGCTGCGCGACCGTTGGTGACCTCGAGAGAGAACGTCGCGATGTCGAGGCTGAGAGCCGCGCCCGCGTTGTCCACTTCGCGCGGCATGAGGAACCCGTTCACCGAAGCGATGAGGTCCACACCGGGGAGGTAGGTGAGCGAAGCGCCCTGTGCGAACGGGGCGACTGCCACGAGGAACTGCGTCTCGTAGAGACGGTTCCCGTAGGTGCCCATCGCGGCGACGTACGGACCCTTGTTCGACGCGACCGCCGGAAGGTTCTCGTAGGCGTTGCCGGCCGCGTTGTTGATGAACTGTCCGAGCGGGCGCGTGTTGCGCGCCTGCATGACAGTCACACCGGACACCGCGACGGTGACGGGACCCCCGATGAAGTTGCTTCCCGCGTCCGGTCGCGTGAACGCGATCGATCCGGAGAGGATGCCGTGGACCTCGGAGAGGAGGCCTGGCGACGTGGAGATGGTTCCTGCAACGCTCGCGATCGGGGGGTTCGTCTGTCGGAAGGAGTCGTCCGTGAGCACTCCGACGGTATTGCGAATACCGACGTGGAGAAGTCTCAGCGCACTGCTGCTTTCCGTGAACCCACCGCTCGCCTGTCCAAGCAAAGGCATGGCCTATGCTCCTATCTCTGCTCCCTGTCGGGAGAGTGGTGGTCTGGGAAACTCGTACTCCCCTAGACACCATGCCTAGAGGTGACGGTAAGTGTCCCGTCGTTATAAGGGCGGGCTATAGAGTCAGAAACGAGAAGGGAGGACGATTTCTCGCCCTCCCTTCCGTTTCCGACCTAGAAGGTCAGACTCCGAAGATCTTGGACACGTCGGGGGCCGACTCCCAGAGCTTCGACAGGTCGGAGATCTCCGACGAGGCGACCTTGGAGACTGCGCCACCGAGCGTCTTCGGACCCTTCGACGCGATGCGGGCCTGAGGGCGACCGACGGACGCCTTCTTCGACGCTTCCTTCTTCGCCTCGGGCTCCTCGGCCGGAGCGTCGTCCTCTGACTTCTTGGCCTTCTTGCCCGCGAAGCGGCTGCCGTAGAGCATCGCCATCTCGTCGGGACTCATCATGTCAGCCTCGGAGGGGTCCATGAGGGACATCGGGTCGTCCGCCATGACCTCATCGTCATCGCCCAGACCAGCGAGAAGATCCGCGAGGGTGCCACTGGCCTCCTTGTCGGTCTCCTCGACCTCGACCTCCTCGACCTCTTCCTCCTCCTCGTCGTCGGACTTCTTGGCCTCCTTCTTGGGCTCCTTCTTGGGCTCCTCGTCCGAATCGTCGTCCTCGTCTTCCGACTTCTTGGCTTCCTTCTTGGGCTCCTCGGCGGGCTCCTCGGCGGGCTCCTTCGCCTCGTCCTCGGACTTCTTGCCCTGCTTCGCGAGGAGCTTCTGCTTCGCCTCACGGGCAGCCTTCGCCGTCTTGAGCTTCTCCTCAGCCATCATCTCCTCGAGGAGTTCCTCGGAGTCGTCGTCAGCCTGGTAGGTGGAGGGGTCGTTCTGACCTCCGCCCTTCTTGGCCTCCTTCGCCTCAGGAGCCTTCTCCTCGGGCTTCTCGTCCTCGGGCTTCTCGTCCTCGGCGGGTTCGCCCTCGGACTTCTTGGCGACGCGCCCCCAGTAGGCGGCGAGACGCTTGAAGTGGGACGCCTTCTTCGTCGCCTCCATGTCATCGTCGTCGTCGTCCGCATCCTCGTCTTCGTCCTCACCAGCCTTCTTGGCGGCGGCGGGCTCGACGACATCTTCCTCGACGAGGGTGTCTTCGCTGGTGCGGGGCGGCGTGAGGGTGGAGTTCTCCACGGCCGACTTCTCGCCCTGAGCGATGCGGGCGAGCATCGCCTGGATCTGACGGTCGCCGAGGCTCATCAGGTCGAGAGCCTGATCCTCGATCGCATCGACGGACGCCTTGCGGCCGAGCATCGCCTGGGCGACGCGGATGCACTTCGACGCCTTGTGCTCCATCGCAGCGCGAACGTCACGAGCCGTCTTGCCCGCTCCGCCCGGGAAGTAGTGCTTGGGGTCCGTCGCCGGGTGACCCTGGGGCTCCTGCATCCCCGGATCGGCCGGGGGCGGCGCGGGGTTCGGGTACGGGCCCGGGTGGACATCCTCCGCCCACGAGGACGTGTCACCGTTCTCGTACTTGTTCGCGGCCGGGTCCGGCTGGTAGGCCGGGTGATCCGTCCCATCCAGGTATCCGGGTGTGGCCGGAGGAGGGGAAGCCTTGCGAGCGTTGGGGGATGTCAGGCGAGCGCGGGTCGTCATAGCAGGTTCTCCTTCAGTCTCTGTTTCAGGATCCAGAACGACCCTTTTGAGGGTACCGACGAGCATCCAGAAGAGATGCCAACCGGATCATCGTTCTCGCTTCGAGGGGGGTAGGGCTTCGGCCAAGCGACTTCGCTGCGGCCTTCATGAAGTGATGGAGATCCCGATAGGAACTTCGGGCTCCGACCTTTAGCGCCCCTCTATAGAGAGAAACGTGAACGTCTACGTTCATTTCGTGATTCAGGGTGGCGACCCGGTTCATCAGGTCGGCTTCGGACGTGGATGACGCTACGAGCGCCCGGAGGGATGCCGTGTACGCCTGGCGCATACCCAGCTTCACGAATTTGGCCTGTTTCACGATGGTGTCGTTGGGGGCGTCCTCGTTCGGGAGGACCTGCTTTTCAATATCGGCCTTGGACAACTCGGTTCGGAGCTGGTCCTTCACGTTGTCCAGGATGAACTTCTTGAGGTCGTCCTGAATCCCCTTGAGGGGGGAACCAGACTCAGGGGCCGGTGCCGGGGCATTCGGGTCTGGAGCCTCGGGAGCCGCAGGAGCCTCTGGAGCCGCAGGAGCCTCGGGAGCCCCCTCCGCTGGGGGCGGAGGCGCGTCCATCGAATCGTCCTCATCGAACATGTCCGAGACCAAATCAAACGATGCAGCCTTCCGCATCGCGTTCTGGCTTACCTTCAAAGCCGGGTTCTGGAAGACCCGACGAATCTTCTGAGCGGCCTTCTTCTTCTCGGGCCCTGAGTCCACAGAGATCACATTCCGGGCAACAGCCCCCGTGAACGCCGGGATCTTCACCCACGAAGCCTCGATGAAGTTCACTCCACCAGTCGGCTCGAG